AGGAAACAAGCGTGTGTCGGCATCAGCTGTGGCAGCAATCTACGGGTTGCATCCATTCGTCAAGAAAGACGCATACGCAGCAGAACTATTAGGTGATGTTGCACCTACACCAATTCCACCGAACCCCGCAATGGAACGTGGCAACCGTTTAGAACCATTCGTTCTTGAATGGGCCGCCGACAAGATTGGTGTTCCATACATCACACCCGAAGAAATGTTCGCCGCTGATTCACCGAACGGGGCGCGGATGGTTTCCACACTCGACGGGTATTACGAAGATGGTGACACCCGCATGATTCTTGAAATCAAAACCACCACCCGCAAATGGGAAGGCAACCTGCCTGACTACTGGCGTATCCAAGGCATCCAACAAGCCATCTGTGCAGACACCAACGAAGTGATGTGGGCTGTGTTTGATCCGTCAATGATTCTGCATCTGCACAAGCAGGTGATTACACCGGCAGAAATGGCTGAACACATCAGTGCTGTTGAAGCTTGGCTGAACGCTATCGAGTTGGGGATGATGCCAACAGGTGTGAAGTGGTCGTATGAAACTATTGCTACCCGTTACAAGCGAAGCGTGAGCAAGATTCAAGAGTTGCCCACTGAGACATCTGATTTGTTTGACCGTCTTCGCCATGTCCGTAGCGAACTGGCTTCCTATAAAGAGTTGGAAGACCAGTTGAAAGCAGAAATCTGTGACTTGATTGGCGACTGTGATACCGCTACCATCAACGGTACAACAGTTGCTACTTGGAAGGCACAAGAACGCAGCACCTTTGACGCGAAAGCGTTCAAAGAAGCGTACCCCGAACTGCATACACAGTTCACAAAAACATCAACAACACGTAGCTTTCTCTTGAAGGGAGAAAAATAATGGAAAAGAAAACTATTGGACTTGGCGATGTACTCGCCACATACGGTGTGCCTGACCCGCGCATCGTTGGCAAACTACCTAAGGGTGGAATCCAACTTGACTTCGTTGGTCACGCCGACGTAACCAAAATGCTTATCGAGATTGACCCGTGCTGGTCATGGGAACCAGTAGCGTTTGACGCTGACGGCCTGCCCGCATACCGCGTCGAGAACGGGCTGGCACACATGGCTGGCTGGCTCACCGTTCACGGTGTACGCCGTCTCGGTATCGGATCAGTAGCACACAACAAACCTGACCTGTTGAAAGAACTCGCATCGGACTTCATTCGTAATGCTGCTATGCGTTTCGGTATCTGTCTGTCGTTGTGGACTAAGCAGGAATGGGATGACATCCCTAGCCACACACCTACACCGGCACCGAAGGCAACCCCGAAGACCACACCAAAGACTGATGGCTTGCTATCTATCGCCCAGGTGAACCAGTTCAAGTCTGCGTGTGAGGCACGTGGCATCAACCCCGACGAGGTAGCGAAGGCTGCTGGTTTGGGTGACTCAGAGAAGTGGACTGAAGGCGACCTTGCCAAGCTTCGTACCGCATACAAGAAGATGTCGGAGGCTATGTAATGGCTAACAAAAGAACAGTTGACCCTGACGCATCAGAGGCTTCGGCACACATCATCGGTATCCGTGTGACACCGAAACAGTTAGAAGAAATTGGTTTGCTTTGTCAGGCCCGTGGCATCAAGCGGTCACAGTTGCTTCGTGATCTTGTTCGACAAGCGATGGAGAAGGAGTTGGAGAAGTGAGGGACTATGTGTACATCGACGACCACGACAATGCGATGACAGAAGTAGCCAACGAACGTGACACCTGGAAAGAGATTGCTGAGGCTTTATACCTTGCTCTTGAATGTGAGAAGGGTCTTCGTTTGGCAGGTATCACAGATGACACCGGATGCCCTAACTGCGCTGGTGTAGTTGAGAAATACTGGAAGGCTGTACACGATGCCGCATGACATCGACTCGTTAGAAGACCGCATCACTTTGCTTCGACATCAACTGAAAGAGATGAAAGCAGAAGTCAAGGAACTGCGCGAGATAATGAACGGCCTTGCCCACGCTGTAGCCCTGCTCAATAAACCCAACAAGGACAAGCAGTGGGTTCAGGAGTATTACCGCCGTTGGGAAAACAAACACAAAGATTGGTGGAATGTCTGATGATCCACGGAAGAAACGGCTATGTGAAATACAAATGCCGGTGTGAGATTTGCCGTAAAGCAAACAGTGACTACAAGAAAAGCCGCCGACCTGTCGCCACATTTCAGTTGCGTCTTGATGGGTCTGTCTTGGTGGAGCGTCTCCGTGCTGATGACCGTTTGAACGCTGTCGGGAAACGCTCTGCTCAACGTTGGGTGCATGAAGGCATTGATGTGTATAACGCTGACCGTATGTGCATCAGGCTTGGGTATCACCCCATCGAGATTTGGGGTCAAGACTTTTACGAAGGGTGCCATAGTGAGTAAAGCAAAACAGAAAGGCACTGCTGCTGAGACTGCGGTAGTGAAGTTCCTACGAGAGAACGGTTTCCCCTATGCGGAGCGTCGAGCTTTGCACGGCACCGTGGACAAGGGCGACATCACCGGCTGTGGGCCTATCGTGTTTGAGGTAAAGAACCACAAGACAATAGATTTGGCTGGCTGGATCAAAGAACTAGAAGTGGAAATGCTCAACGCTAAAGCAGACACGGGTGCTGTTATCGCTAAGAAGCGTGGCACTACCGATCCTGGTGAATGGTATGCGGTGTTGCCGACACGGGTTCTTGTTGGGTTGTTGAAGCAGGCTGGTTACTAGGTGCAAATCGTCGTAACTCTAGATGAATACGAACTCGCCCACGCAGCAATGGCAGGCTGTCAACGGCGTATCGCATCCATCGCGAAAGAACGGCCACAGTTCTACGGATCAGACGAACGTAAGAACTACTGGCAAATAGACATCATCGGGATGATTGCCGAGTATGCAGTAGCGAAAGCGTTCGATAGGCATTGGCAACCCGCCACCAACAAACGCCTAGCTGACCTACCAGGTGATGTCGCTCACTACCAGATACGTTCAACAGAACATCGAGACGGTCATCTGTTCCTGCATCCGAAAGACAAACCTGCCGACTACATCTTGTGCATCGTGAAAGAGAACAAGGTTTTACTGGTTGGCTGGATTGATTTGGCTACCGGTATGAGTGTTGGACAGCTACGAAGTGCTGATACTTATTGGGTTTCGCAGCAGGATTTGAATTCTTTTGCGGATTGGAATGACCCAATCTTTTGGTCTGAGACTGTTCAGGCTAGACTGACCTAATCCGTATAACAGTACCCATGGGAGGACTATGGCCCCTACTTGACCTGTCCCCTGTCGAAAGGAAACCAATGCGGAAACTCGCAGTAACCCTCATCATCTTGTCCCTATCCACCCTCACACCAACCACAACACAGGCATACGGCGAAGAACTCGTAATGCCGTGGGCGTTCTACCGCCGCCTCGCACAATGCGAAACCGGTTCCGACGTGAACCACTCCACCAAGTCCTACACAGGAATGTTCGGCATAGCCCGTGGCACCTGGCAACGCTGGTCCAACACCTCATCCGCTAAAGGACTGAACTCACTACAACAAGCTCGCGTCGTTGACAACATCGCCTGGGAAGGACACTGGCAAGGAACCAAATACAAATGGCCTGTCGGTCCGTGGGGATGGGGAGCCATCAAAGCGAACTGCAACGGGTTGAAAGACCTGGTCTGCAAGTCTCGACACCCCAAAGTACAACGCTGGAAATACAGATGCTAAGGTTTCCACAGGCGGGGCTGACCAAGGGCGGCGTATGGAAACGTTTCTATACAAAATCACAACCCGATTCTGGGCAAGAGTCAACATCGGCAACCCCGAAGACTGTTGGGAATGGCAAGGATCACTCAGAGGAGACGGATACGGACAGTTCTACGCCCAAGGCAAACACCGTTCAGTCCACCGCTTCTCGCACTACATCTCCACATACGAGACACCGCCAGTGGTACGCCACAAATGCGACAACCGCCGATGCTGCAACCCACACCACCTTGAAGGCGGAACCCAAACCGACAACATGAAAGATGTTGTTGACAGAGGCCGCCACTATTATGCAAACAGAACCCACTGCCCACACGGACATGAATACACAGAAGAAAACACATACAGAAGACCGAACAACGGGCGTGAATGTCGCACGTGCAGGAAAGAACGAAAACACCGTTTGGTCTTGTAATCGTTGCGACATTAGAGTAACCTTGTTCGTAGCGGTCATACACCCGCCGACACACAGTTGTCACAAAAAAGCTGGAAGAATACTTCCACTACAGAAAGAGGGGGAACCCAATGAGTAACCACATCACCGTATCCGGAAAGGTCGGACAAGATCCTGAACTGCGATACACCCCAAGCGGGATGGCTGTTTTGACATTCTCGATTGCTGACACATACGGCAAAGATGAGAAGAAGAAAACAACCTGGCACAACATCACCGTGTTCAACAAGCTTGCAGAACACACCGCGAACAGCATCGCTAAAGGATCAACTGTCATTGTTGTTGGTCGTTACGAACAGGAAGAATTCACCAAGAAAGACGGCACCAAAGGTAAGTCAGTCAAGTTGATTGCTGACGAAGTTGGTATGTCTTGCCGTTGGAATTCGTGGGTTGCTGACCAAACCGAAAAGGTAATGGCACAAGTTGGTCAGGTGTTCCCTGGCGCACGTCAAATTCAGGCAGACGAAGACCCGTTCTGATGCTAGAACAACCACCGATGTCTTTTGATGAGTGGTTGCAGTACGGCATAGTCCAGGGTTGGGCAAGCAAAACAGTTTGCTCAACCCACGATGGCCTACCATTTACCGATGAAGAAGAACAATGGGAACAAGGTTTAGATCCTTGCGTTCACGCTATCCGCTTGTTTGAGACAAAAGAAGATCAAGAGAACGTGTCGAGTAGAGAAAGTCGCTCCGATACTGAATGAACACGCCCGACGACTCTTGGAAAACCAAAGGTGCCTGCCACGGCATCAACAAACCTGAAGTGTTTTTCCCTGAGATACCTTCCGGTGATGTACGACGTATTCATTGGTCAGCAGCGAAACAATACTGCGATGCTTGCACGGTCACGCTTCAATGCTTGAACTATCAGCTCGCATTTGAGGCGGAGACCGGTAGGCGTGAGGGGTATTGGGGCAACCTAACCCCGAAAGAACGCGAACAACACGTGCGAGTGGCCCAACCGATCAGGTGGCGCAAATAGAAAGCCCCACCTAGCGGAAGGGGGAACGCTAGGCGGGGCCGATCTAAGGGTAGCATACCGCTACGGTTCTAGTTTCGTGATGTGATACACACTCCGATACTGAACAGAACAATTTTCTACGGCGGTCACAGCAGCGTGTCGAGTATCAAACACTTCTGCCCGTGCGGGGTTGCCGTACCACCGCCATACGTCGTTCCGATGATAACCGAACCATCGCATTGGTCGCCCCGATAGAGACTCTTGAACGATCACCCAACCGGTATTCCCTAGCTTCTGCCTGGGGTTAGGTTGGATAGGGTCGCGCGGTGCCGTTGGCCGCCTGAGACGGGCTAGGAGACGCATTAGAACGGCTCTGCGGTGTAGTAGTCGGGGTTCTTTCCCATACACACGGGGCATAGATCTTCTTTGCCGGTGCAGTACCACCCGTACTTGAACGCATCAACGCGGGCATCGGTTGAGGTTCCGATGGTGACGGTCAAGCTTTCGCCCTCGCACTTGTCGCACGATAAACGGATTATCAGTGCCACTGTCTAACCTCCTCGATAGTTTCACGGATCCACGGCCACGCACACACGAACGTCACGCCGCCCAACAACACTGCCACCCACGGGTAGCTCTCGACTAGGCCGATAGCGAGAATGAACGCGCTAGCCCCGATCACAACACGGTCACCGGTCTTTCCGTCACGGTGGCGGATACCTTGCCTTTCCCGTACTGCCTGGGTGCGTTGTCTCACGGTCTGCCGTGGCTCTCCGTGCCACGATCTAACCGCGGGGTGGTTGGGTGAATGTTTGCGGGTCATTGCTCCGCCCTTTCTACTTGTGTTTTATAGACCGATGCCGCCGTAATAGCGTCGAGTTTTCTGCGGTAGTTCCGTCGGCACACATAGGTGCCGTGTTCCCAGATCTCGACACGCCACACACGGCGCAAGCCGTGAGGCGGTATGACGTAGGTGCCGTGCCTCATTGCTTGCCCCATTCTGAGTTGTTGAGAATGGCTAACGCTTGCGTGTATTCCTCGTAGCTCTCATCGCCTTTAGGGAACCTAGCCGTTAGCGTTTCATCGTCGATGTATTTGGTGCCGGTGGAAAGATCCACTGCTACCACGAAATAAACAATTTTTTCTGGCGTTTCCATTACTCGCCCCTTTCCAATGCGTTAGCAAATGCGTTTTCGATGGCTACTTCTTCTGGCCGTTCACCGCTTTTCTCGGCGGCATAGATAGCCTCGTAGAGACATTCCATACCTTCGCGGGCTATCGCCTCCTCCAGGTCTTTAGCCCACATACGGGTTTTCATCACGGAGATCACCTTGTCGTTGAGTGTTTCACTCTCGCCGTGTTCGTCGATGATCGCTTGCCGTACATTGTCGCGGGTAAACATTGTTCCTTTCCACCCAAATTTGCGCGCGAATGACCACATAAGGTCAAGGGCTTGCTCCTCGGTGAGGTTGTCTGTTGTTGTTTCCATTGTTTCGCCCCTTTCAGGCTTGTTGTTATTGGTAAGTAGGTCGAGACAGGCTCCGCATAGAGTCTCATTCTCGGCGTATCCGTCTAGGTGGTAATTGCACTCTGTGCAGTGGCGTTTCTCTGTCACTGTTCTGCCCCTTGCAAGTAGTAGTCCTGCGCTGTGTGTGTTTCAGTGTCGAACAACCCGATGAATACCGGCGTTCTGTTGCTATTGTCGGGTCGCCCTATTGCTAGGTCTGCGAACGCTTGCGCCTCTGCCCATTGGGGAAACGTGCGTTTCCAAATCTCGACCCCGTTATCGGGGTGTTCTGTTCTGATGCTTGCGATGATCACCGCTAGCCCCTTTCTGCTTCTGTTGTTGTGTTGTGTTTCTGTTGGCACTCGATAATAAACGCCGACACCTTGCTTTTGACATACTGCGGAACGCCCCAATGCGTATCCCAAGCTATCCGCCCGTCGTCGTACATAACCCCCGACTCGCATTGGCGGAATGTCTTTAGGTATTCAGGGATCGCCCAACATAGGCCAGGTCGAGAGGGGTGCCATTCAAGCAGCCACCCGCCGACACGCTTGCGCGCCATTAGATCTGGGTTGTGTCTGTAGCCCTCGTACATTAGCCATTCCCCCTAACGATTAGATCGGTTAGGAATTGCATCGTCGCCCCGTCACTATCGGATCGGTAGGTGATAGCGGGGTACCGGCTCACGTGGTAGCCGTTGGGCGGGTCGGTGATGTATGAATAGCCCCCTGGGCCTACATACGTAACGCCCGTGCAAGGTTGCCCAATGTCCGCCCCGCATACGGGGCAGGCGTAACGGATAGAGAATGGATTACTCACTATGCCACCTTTCCATTGTTCAAGCGTTCCCGCGTAGCGTTCTCGCGTTCCTTCACTGTCTCGCGTGACCATTCCCACGGTGCAGCCGTCTCGCTTGCGATGCGGTCACATACCTTGTGGCGGATCGCATCGAGGCAAGCATTAGCGAAACTCTCGCCCCAGGTAGGCACCTCGCAGCTTTGATAGTTGAGGCAGGCGATAGCGTTCAACACGTGGCCCCACGGGATTAGCGCACGGCTCTCGCCACCAATGTGGGAAACACGGCGGAACCGGTAAACGATAGGGTGGTCGTGTTCGCGGTAACGGTAATTCACACTCTCCACGTTTGCGTCGGTTAGTAGTTGGCCTAATGTGTCGCCGGCGTTGGTGTCGTGCATCGTGTCGAACGTATGCACCTCGCCGTTATGCCAGACACGCAACCCGCGCGAGTGTGGCGGTCCGTCTAGGGCAACGGTGACAAGTAGATCGATTAGATCGCTATTTACTACATAGGCAGACATTTATACCAACCCCTTTACCGCTTGAAAGTAGGCGGTACCCGTCACGGTGGCTAGCTGCTCCGTGGTCTTTCCGTCGCGCATACCGTCGAGAAAGGCATTCAGTACCTTTTCCGCGATACCGGCGTGATGATCGGCGGGGATCTGGTCTGCCGTTGCCATTTCTACGGCGTAGTTATGCACCCCCATTAGCACTGATAGCACTCTGGCCATTTCTTTAGTTTCCACTGTTCGCCCCTTTTCTATTTGCCCGTCGTGGTGACGTTCTCCCCTTGTGGGATAGTGGGCGGCAAGGTGGCGAACCTTGCGAGGGTCTAACCCCGCCCCGTATGGGTCTAGTGTTCCATCTCGCTATTGAACACGTATTCGCTACCGTTCCACTCATAGAACCTGGCTATACAGATAGTGCGGGTATCGCCCCATTCGCGGCCCAACATACGTACCGCGTATTCCTCGCCCCGTGCTAGATCATCGGTTAGAACCGCGTTAGCGTTCCCGTCATAGTCGCCTATGGTGATGCGGTATTTTTTCTGTTGTGTTTCTGTTGTTGGCATTATTTGCCCCTTTTCTGTTTGGGAGCTTGCGCCCCGTTGGTGTCATTATTGCAAACCGTGTAACACTTGTCAAGGATTACACGATCTAATTGTGCGGGTTTATTGTCGCCCACATAAGTAAGGCGTCGTCGTGGTGGAACTCTTGCGGCATTAGTTCATCGTGGCAGTGTGGGCAAGGTTGCCCCTTGCGGCGGGCGTTCCATTCCTCCAACGTCAAGAATGGCAGTCTGGTAATCTCCCAACCGCAGCTAGGGCAATAGCTACCGCACGTCAATGTTTCGCCACTCATAGCCCCGCCTCGACACATACGCAGCCCGCACGGGGGCGGGAGCAGTCGCCACAAATGGCGGTGATGACTGTCACGGAGTCATTAGGTAGGCGAACGATAAAGGCACCTAGATGGGATAGGCGGGTGAACGGGGCGATAATCTCCCCGCCGGCCTTGACTATGGCATCAATGTAAGCGGGGTCACCGCCTACGGCCTCGACAATGGAACAGTGTTCAGGGTGCATTAGTGGCCGCCTTTCATAAATGGAAGAACGTCGGCAAGCTTGCCCGACGTGGAACGGGGCAGAATAGTGACCGCCTCTCCACTGTCGAACACACGACGCACACGGGAAAACTCTCCGATGGGGGCGATACGTGCAGCCCGCCCCGCCTCCGTAGTGCAGATAATGCCGTAGGCATAAGTTAGGTCCCGCGAACGGGTGACGGCCTCCACCGTGAACCGTTCACCGTCTAGTTCCGGTATGACGTCGCCTACCTGCAAATTAGAGGCGGTAATAGATACTGTTTCCATTAGTCCATCTCCAACGGCGGTAAATGTCCACCCCGCAACACGTGACACAAGGTAGCTACCCTCCGTCACGTTGTCACCGTTAGGTTGGCAACCTTGCAGGCGCACGGTCTTATCCCCGACAGACAAGAACCGCATAAACCGCAGCGCGGTAGGGCTGCCAGGTAACCACCCCGTGACACGGTAAAGGGTGCCTATAGTGAGGTAGTTCATACCTCCGTCGATGGTAAATGTGTTCATTGTTTTCCCCTCTTAGAGTTCTACGACGTTCAAGGCGTTATCGACAATGGCTAGCTCATTATCGGCCAACCACGTGGTGAGAACCTCCAACACGGCTGCGGCCTCCACCCGCAAACGTGTGTTCAAAACGTCGTTCAGGCGTGTTGTTAGGTCACTATTAGCGCAGTCAATGCAGACACCTACACCGTCTAACGGTGCAGAATTACCGCATTTAGTGCAGTTGTCCCACTCAGGCTCATTGGTCATTTTTTGCCCCTTTCGGCGTGCCGGCGGAATTGCCGACATAGAGATTATGACCAACCGTGCAACACTTGTCAAGCTCATAAACAAGATTATTTATCAGGCCATCGACACCCCCACAAGATCGCAAACAACGCCGCCAACGATCACCCAACAACGGCACCCAACAACAGTCAAGGCGGAGCTATCCGCACGTCACTCGCGCGGGGCGGTAGGTGTCTCGAATTAGCCAGGTAGGGGGGGTAGGGGGGGGTGCCAATGTCGCGCCCATAATCGTTGTTATGTAATTTTCTCTCCCGCATTGGTGATTATGGCGGGCCGCGGGGCTAACGGGGGGTCTGCCGAGGCGCGGGTAGGGGGAGTACTGTATTACCGGAAAGCTACGGATTCACTCTTTTTGTGTGGTGGGCTTGTTGGTGACTGTGTGTGGTGGTTGACCACTGTGAGTGACGGGCTAGTTGTTTTACACAGAGGGAGGCGGAGAAAGAAGAACCAGTGCCGCAGAGTCGATGATCAACGTCGAGATGGTGGCACTTCTTGGCAACAACCGAGCTTGCGAGGGCGTTAGCAGAAAGACTGTCCGGTGTCTGGCTAGGGGGTGCTAACAGTCTCCCCCACGCTTTACCACTTCAACGAGTGGATGGTGGCCGTGACTAGATTTGTTTTAGCCGACACCGAATGATGTAACGAGATGACGTTCGTAACGCTGCTTGTTTCTCTTACGCAACAGGGTCAGGTTCGGTCTTGGGTACTGATTGGTTGCAGGAAACATCTACCCACGTTTCCGTGTGTGAAATGCCCCGCACCATGCAACCGGTGTACAGCCCTGCTTGCCTCGCCTGTCTTCCCGACGGTAAGGACTTGTTCTGTTGCGAACTTGACTATAGCAGATGTGTATGCTTGTTTCTACTCAGTAAATGTAAAACTTGTTTAGAAGCGGGAAGTTTTGTGGATCGATTTAAATTTTATGTGGGGACAAACAACCCGTCGTGGTTGTGGAATGAAAACAATACGAACCCGCTGTTTGTTTCTGTTCGTCGGCTTCGTAAATACAAAAAGTTTCGACCTTCAGGTGTTTCTTGGTCTTGTGACAGTGGTGGCTTTACGGAGCTTTCTATTTTTGATAAGTGGGTTACACCGCCAGGTCAGTATGTTGAAGAACTTTACCGTATTACAGATGAGATTGGTTTGATGGATTGGGCTTCACCACAGGACTGGATGTGTGAACCGCACATGATTCAAAAAACAGGGAAGTCGATTGATGAGCATCAGCGTTTAACTTGCGAAAATTTTCTTGAGTTGCAAGGGTTAGCACCGGATCTTCCTATTATTCCTGTCTTGCAGGGGTGGGATCCTGATGATTACAGGGTTCATTTAGATATGTATTTGGATTATGGGGTTGATCTTCGTGATTATCCCACCGTTGGTATGGGGTCGTTTTGTCGTCGTGCAAACGTACAGGGCGTTAAACAGTTGGTGGAGGATTTGTCTGCTTACGGTCTAAAAATGCACGGGTTCGGGTTAAAGAAGGATGGGTTGAAACTTTTTCGTAATCATCTTGTGTCTTCTGATTCTATGGCTTGGTCTTTTACTGCTCGTACTGCAATGTGGCAGGCCATGAAGTTGGGTTGTGAAACAAAGTATTTGTGTGATCGCACGGATCATAAAGCTAGGAACTGTGGTGATTGTCATCGTTGGGCGATGATGTGGGCTGATGATGTAGCATCAACACAGCAAAGGATGTAATGGGTACTAAACGATCTGTCCCTCCTCAGGACAAAGCCAAGTTTTTTGCGTTGATCGCGTCGGGGCGTACCATCAAAGATGCGTGTGCTGAAACAGGGGTGCATTACAACACGGGTTCACGTTGGGTGAAAAAAGCGAAACTGTTGGAAGCGAACCGTAAAGAAGCGGCCCATAAGGTTTCGTCTGGTGCAGGATCAGGCGGTAGGCAATCTGTTGCACACCATAATTTTATGGATGCGATTGATTTGCCGTCAGTTATCCCGTATGAGCATTTGTGCGATAACGCTAAACGCGGGTTGGAAGATTTTGATTTTTTCCGTAGCCACTATCTTGGGCGTGTCCCATCGCCGTGGCAGGTCGAAGCAGCAGTGCAACTTGTTGGGTTGTTGGAGTCTGAAGAAAAAGAATTTGTGGTGTTGAACGTTCCGCCTGGTGCGGGTAAGTCCACATTGTTTCACGATGTTGCGGTGTGGGCGATTGTTCGTAACCGGCGTGTTCGTGTGATGATTGGGTCGGTTTCTCAGAACATGGCGAAGATGTACTCTCGTCGTATCCGTGAAACGCTTGAGCGTGTGATGCCTATTGAACCTGATCCGATGATGGTTCAGAAGGGGTTGGCTGTCAACGCGGAAGGCTGTCTAACGATTGACTATGGCAGGTTCAAACCTGTCGATAAGGGGGCGTTGTGGCGTTCAGAGGAGTTTGTTGTTGAACAAGAAGACGGAAACGGTTTGGATAACAAAGAACCAACAGTCCGAGCCTACGGTATTGAGGCAGAGTTCATCGGCCACCGTGCCGACCTTTGCTTGTTTGACGATGTGGCCTCACCCGATAACGCCCGTGAAAGTGTGGCTCGCGACAAACTCCTTGAACGGTGGGACAATGTGGCTGAAGCCCGATGCGACCCAGGTGGGTTGCTAGCTGTTATCGGGCAGCGTCTCGGTTCGGGTGATTTGTACGCTCATTGTCTTGCGAAGGAAACGTATGACATTGAAGAAGACATCAACTATGACGGTTCGGATGTGCAATCCCCTGAAGATGTTGAATCTGGTCAGCCTGTCCGACAGAAAAAATACAAGCACATCATCTATAAAGCGTATTACGAAGAATTAGATACCGGTAAGGAATCTCGTTCGTTCAAATCGTTGCCGTACCCTGAAGGTCCGTTGCTTGACCCGAAGCGTCTCCCGTGGAAAGATTTGTCGTTTATCCGCTACAACAAACCTGACGTGTTTCAGGTGGTGTACCAACAGGAAGACCTTGATCTTGATGCTCGACTGGTGGACCGTACTTGGATTACTGGTGGCAAAGGAGCAGATGGGGTGGATTACCCTGGCTGTGTTGATAACGAACGCCAACCTGGGTATATCCCTGAAGGTTTAGCGCATCCGTGGGTGTCTATTTGTGCGGTTGACCCGTCACCAACAATGTTTTGGGCGTTTGTTTGGATTATTTACCAGCCTGAAACCCAGATATACCATGTGGTTGACCTTGAACGGGTGAAGTTGACCGCTGAAGAAGTCCTTGGATTTAACACTTCGACGGGGGAGTATTCAGGGTTGATGCACGAATGGCAGGAACGGTCCTACCAGATGGGTTATCCGATTAGCCATTGGGTTGTTGAGATCAATGCGGCACAGCGTTTCTTGTTGGCACACGATTTTGTGCGTCGCTGGCAGGCAACTAACCGTGTGAACGTCATTTCTCATACCACTTCCCGTAACAAAGTTGACGAAAAGCTTGGTGTTGAGGCGTTGATTCCGCCGGTGATTAGGTCGGGGGCTATGCGGTTCCCTTCTATGCGTGGCAACTGGAAAACATTGGCGGCCCAGGATGAGTTGACTAAGTGGAGTCGAGATAAAAAGCACGGCACCGACATTGTGATGGCGTTGTGGATGGCGATTTTGAATCTGCCTAATTTGACCCAGGCGAAGCCACCGCCGAGACAGTGGCGACCTTCGTGGTTGACAACCAGATAAATGTGTTATCTTAGGTTCGTCTTGGCTACCAAAGGTTTTGAATGAAAACTGTTGAAGAAATCGTTGAACTGTACAAGGATCGTGTTGACACTCAAGGACCGATCCTTCGTCAGATGCGAGAAGTGCGACAGTTAGCAAATGGTGATGTCATTGTTCCGTTGAACGAATTGGACAGGAACACGAAATCTTCTGTGGCGAACCTGCTTGTTCAGGGTCTTGACCAGATGAGTATGCGTGTTGCTTCTACGATGCCGTCACCGTATTTTCCTGCTTTGCGTGAAGGTCAGGACCGTTCGATGAAACTGGCCCGTGACCGTAAGCGGGCAATGCTGGCTATTTGGGATCAGAACCGTATGTCTATGAAGATGCGTCAACGTGCGCGTCACCTTTTGGCGTACAGCAATTCGCCTGTTTATTTGAAGCCGAACTTTGATAAGCGTCTTCCTGAGTGGCAGTTGCGTAACCCGTTGGATACTTTTGCTGCTCCACGGATTGACATTGATAATCCTGTTCCGGACAATGTGATTTTTACGTATCACCGCCCGTACCGTTGGCTGATGCAAAACTACGGGGTACTGTTGAACGGTACGTTGCGTGTGGCGAACCCAGGACAAGACACCCTGTTCACCATCCTTGAATACGTCTGCGCCAACGAAATCGTCACCATCGTGATGGGATCAGAAAAATCTTTCGACCCTCTAACAGGGCAAACCTTCCCAGGTCAGCAAGCAGTAGAACTGTCCCGTGTCATCAACCGCACAGGTATGCCACTGGTAGTTATGCCGCAACGCATCACCCTTGACAAACCCCGTGGACAATTCGACGGGTTGCTCGGAATGTATTACACCCGCGCCCGTTTGCAAGCCCTCACCGAAATCGCTATTGAACGAGGCATTTTCCCTGACGAATACCTTGTGTCACGCCCAGGTGAAAACGCTGAAATCATCCAAATCGCAGACGGCAAAACAGGCCAACTTGGTGTGGTCAAAGGTGGCGACATTACACAGCTACAAACAAACCCTGGCTACAAAACAGATGTGGCGTTGGACCGTTTGGAACGTCAAGAACGCCTAGAAGGTGCTATCCCCGCAGAGTTCGGTGGAGAATCCGGCACAAACATCCGTACAGGTCGCCGTGGCGAATCCATCCTGTCAGCAACCGTGGACTTCCGTGTACAAGAAGCGCAAGAACTGTTCGCATCTTCACTTGTTGAAGAAGACAAAATCGCTATCGCTATCGAAAAAGCCTACTGGGGTAACGCATCAAAGTCGTTCTACATCCCAGGCACAGGCGGCGGAATGAAGGATTACACCCCGAACAAGATGTGGGAAACCGACTTCCATTATGTTTCATACTCCGCATCAGGGGCAGACATCAACAATCTTGTTATCAGTCTTGGACAACGCTTAGGTACAGGCTTGATGTCTAAAGAATCAGCCCGTGAAGCAGACCCAATGATTAGCGATCCTGAGTTGGAACGTGACCGTATCGTGGCAGAAGCCATCGAGTCGGCTTTGTTGCAGTCAGTACAGGCACAAGCCGCCGACCCGAACGGCCCATACCAACCAGATGATTTGGCTTTCATCGCTGAACAGGTAGCATCTAACAAGATGAGTTTGCCTCAAGCTATTCAAGCAGCGCAGAAACGCGCACAGGAACGACAGGCAACTCCCGCCCCGACGGGTGCGCCAGAAACAATGCCTGGTTTGTCACCTGCTGGTGTCGGTATGGAACAACCAATGGAAGCCCCTGCACCGTCAGGTATCGAAGGTCTTCTTGCACAACTAGGTGGTGGCGGTGGTGGTATGGCTCCGCCTGCTCCACCAATGGGAGGGATGCTGTAAATGGCGAAGCAATACCCAAATCGTTCTGATCTTCGTGGTGGCAAAGTAGCGAAACAAACCGTTACCGGTCAAACCTATGGTCAGGCTACACAGCAGATGCAGGCACAGTCGGCTGTTCCTATGGCGCAATCCCCAACAGATAAACCTGTTGTAACCCCTGGTTCTCTTGGTGCTTTTGACCGCCCCACGGAACGCCCGATGGAACCTGTAACAGCGGGTGCTTCGTTTGGTCCTGGGCCTACACCACAATCACAGTTTCGTGTACCCACATCTGACCCTGTAGTAACAGAGTTACGTGCGTTGTTGGCGGCATACCCGTCTGACGAGTTAGCAGATATGTTGGATTCGTACATCCGTGAGGGCTACTAATGCCGTTTATTCAGGGTGACCCTGTAACACAGAACCAACGTTACGCATCGTTTGTTGAACAAGAAAAAGCAGATAAACAAGCACAACAGTCATTGACTAAAGATGTTGCTGCCCGTGTGTCGCAAATCTATAAAGATGCACCGTACATCCCTGCGTCGGTTATTTTGTCTATGGCTAAATCTGGAACCAGTCCAGAAACCGTAGAGGCAATCAAGAAGACTGCCGCACAGCAAACCGCTAACCAGTTGGCACCGAACAAACCCAAGAAAAAGGGTTGGTTTCATGAACTAATTTACGACAATGTGAAGGCTGCTTCTCGATGGTCTTTTGCTGGTTTGTCCCTTGTACCCGATCTTGTACAAAACGCTGCTTCACAAGCTTTCTCAGCAAACGACCCCGCTGGATTTGACGGATGGTTCAAGTCCACACAGTTAGGTACCTTGATGTCCAACACCAAGGAAGCCGGTGAAGGTTTCTTCCTTGGTGAAACCGCTATGGAAAAGCAAGCGGAACGCGCACGCCGAGTACGTGGAACTATCAACGGTTCAGCGTGGACCATTGGCCGTGGAGCCGCAGAGGTGGCATTTACCCCAGGTTCTAAACCGTATGCTTTTTTGTCAGGGTTTATTGATGCCGCAGTACAAATTGGTGCCGATCCAACACTCCCCGCTGGCAAAGCCCTGAAGACTGCGCGACTCGCCAAAGCAACATTGCCTGGTGTCGGTACAGCAGAAGAAATTGCTAACGCATCTCAACTTGCTAAAGGTCTAGCAGGTTTAAATAGTGCCGAAGGTATGTCTTTTCAAGCATCCAAGTTTGGTCAGTGGGCAACATCTGATCCACGCGCAAAGCGTTTGACATCTCGAATTGTTGAAATAGCTAGCGATGCATCTAAAACAGTAGAAGAAAAAACTCTGTTTATGTTGGAAAACATTCCAGGTTTAGACCCTGTTATGGCTCGCGCATTTGCTGAAGCAGACGACCAAGCGAAAGTTCTTGGTTTGCTTGGTACAGCATCGGCTCGTTTGACAACAAACCCTGCTGATGTTTTGTTGCCTACAGATATCCGTGACATAAAACTTGCTCGACGCTTAGACCCACGATTTGATGATTCGGTAAAAGAACGTGTTGGTTTATACAGAAACTTTCGTGGTAAGTGGCTTCAAACAATGCCCAAAGGGACAGTAGTTATCAACGGCACAGGAGCAGACAAAACACAGGCTGTTATGAACTACGCCCGTTATCTTCGTGGCTCAGGTTTAGCAGATGACAGCCAAGAATTCAAGACCGTCATGCAGAAAGTGGTGGAAGCGTATTCCAGCGCCGACCCTTCTATAGCCCGCGCATCCGCAAAGGAAGCATACGATTTACTTATTGAAACCGTATTTGTTTCTTTAGGTGGAAAATCAGCAGGTGCTAAACAAGCCGCTAAAGAAATTATTGGTGCAGCACGATCCGCTAAAGCACGTGTATTCAACATCAACGATGTAGGTAACGCAGATGATGGCGGTGCTTTACAGATGCTTCGTTCTGTTTTGCCTGAAGATGTATTTGACGACATACCACTTGATGTCCAAGACCGTCTCGTAATCAACGGCCCAGGTGCGCTTATTGAACTAGCTGACGATGTTGAAGTTCTTCCTGATTTTCGTCGTATGCGAGCATTGGCGGGTAACCCTTGGTTGACACGCAACACAGCAGGTGGTCAACGTGCTGGCACAGTGATGGCTGAGTTTGTTCAAAACGAAATTTGGAAACCACTCACCTTGGCGACTGGCGGATACATGATGCGTAACATGATTGACGCACAAACCCGTATCGCCATGTCTGGTAGATCAGGATTGTTCAGCCATCCACAGGATTTCATCTTGTGGGTTCTTCGCAAGAAGGGCGCATTTGACATTACCGGTGAAGACTTCGGTGGTGTTGCTGGTGTATGGAATAAAGAACAAGACGAGTTTTGGCAAGCACTTACATTTGACCTGCATAAGAACTTGAATGATCCTGTTGCCGCTGAACAAAACCTGATTCGTAACGGAAACTTCTCTATCGTTGACCGTGGAGATGATGCCGTAGCCCACGTTACTGGTTATGTCGATAACTTGGCTTTGATTCATACTGACCCTATTTTGTCGCGTGTAGCAAAACTAGGTCTTGAAGGTTTGGACCAACCAGCGCGTGTTCAGAAAATCAAGGATTGGTTGACATCTCCTGAGAACAAAGAACTTCTTGGGCAGTTACGTAATTATTTTGCTGAAGGCGTGAAGTACACCGATCCTGTATCGGGTAAGACAGGTCGCATCAGGATTGACCCTGCCGATTTAGACACTGCTGTTGATGCTTGGGTGGATAAACTTTCAGAGTTCCGTGTTGGAAGTATTGTCCGTGACAACAAAGATTTGCGTGTTGTTTCTGCCTACAACAGGGTTCCCTTGACAACAATGGATGACGGCGGTAAAACAATTACTGCTGGCCCACGCAATATTGACATCAACGACATTGATCCGAAAGACATCATCGACGGTGACGGCGGTATTGGTTCAGTTATCCGTCTTGAAGATGATGTTGAAGGTTTGATTATTGGCACGGTGGACACCCCAACAGGTATTGACCCGTTCACTGGTTTGCCTTCCACTAAACAGGATTATGTTGTCCAGCCTGTACACAATGGCCCTGCTTTCACTAAGGATGGTTTAGGTACACAGAATCTTCGCAATCTTCTTGACACTCTTGGCGAGGAAGGAAAACTCGCACAGAAGGTAAAGATTGCTCAACGCGGTACTACGGCTAATACGGAACTTGGGCAACGTGCTTTGCAGGTGAAGAACAAGTTTGTTGATACTTTCTTTGTGAGCTTGTATGGCAAGGCGACACAGTTTCTTGAGAAGTCTCCGGTGTTCCGCCAGTCTTACTATCGTGAAGTGTTCAACAATGCTGACTTGTTGGCACCATCTGAAGCGGCGGCTTTGTTGAAGCGGGCTAATACTGAAGCCACAAAGTCTGGTATGAAACTTGCTAACTATGTTGGTGGCAAGGATGTTCTTGCTCGACTTAAAGAAGTTGCGGCATCAACATCTGACGCTATTGGGACATTGGAACAACTAGACGATTTTGCTAAAGCATCAGCATTGCGTCAAACAAAAGAACTGTTGTACAACGCCACAGAACGCTCCAACCTTGAAGACATATTCCGTATCATCATCCCGTTCGGTGGTGCCTGGAAAGAAGTTATGGGAACTTACGCCAAAGCAGTAGTCGAAGACCCAACCCGTCTCCGCAAAGCTCAACTTATTTTTGACGGTGCAAGAAAGTTTGACCCCGACAACGACGGTCAAGGGTTCTTCTATCGTGACGCAACTACCGGTGAATACTCGTTCAACTTCCCATTGTCAGGTGACATTGCTCAACTATTGACAGGGCAAGATGTACCACTTCAAGCACCCGTACAACGTTTGTCTATTGGTCTTGGAGTTGTCCCGTCTATCGGGCCGATGGCTCAAGTTGCAGCATCAAAAATTATTCCCGACACCCCCGCCACTGACGACATCATCGGGTTCCTTCTTCCATACGGAAGAAAAACAGACTTCAACCTGTTGCCATTGTGGGCTAAGAAAATGCAAGAAGCTTGGGAAGGCAACACTCAAAACCTGCAAACCGTGTACGGCAACACCTACATTGAGACGCTTCGCGCATTGTCGGCTTCAGGTGAATACGACCTTGCCGATCCGAACGAGCAAGAACAACTGTATGCCGACGCTAAAGGTAAAGCACGTTGGCTTACTTTCTTACGTGCAGCAGGTCAGTTCATCGGACCAACTTCTCCATCTCCTGAGTTCAAGATTGCCACCAAAGAAGGCGACGTGTATGGAACACAGTTGGTGAAAGAGTTTCAGAAACTACAGGCCAACAACTACGACACGGCTGTATCCGAGTTTCTTCGTATCTACGGCAACGACGCTTTGTTATACATTTCCAACAAAACAGAATCAGTTGCCGGTGGTTTAGAAGCAACCGAAGATTTTGGTGATTGGGAACGAGGCGAAGGAGAAGGTCTTATTGACCAATACCCTGATGTCGCTGGCTTTATGGCTCCAGGTGGAGACAACTTCTCATTTGAGGTGTGGTCACGGCAGGTATCTAAGGGTCGTCGTCGTCGCCTGTCGGATCGTGAGATTGTCGAGTTGGCACAGTACCGTGCAGCATCGGCACAGTATCGAGCATTGCGGGACAAACTGCCTCCCCGCCCAACAGCAGATCAAAAACGTTGGCTTCGCCAGTGGCGTGTCAAACTGAACAAGGAATACCCTGGTTTTCCTGTGGTGGCAGAGTTCAACCCTGGTGAGTTCCCGAAGAAATTGGAACAGTTGGGTCGTCTTGTGCAGGATAACCGTCTCGCAGATAACGATGTGGCTGACGCAACCCGTCAGTATTTGCAGGCGCGTGACGCGGCAGTTGAGCGTTATGTTCAGGCTGGTGGCGCGGCAGGTGGTTTCTCTACTGCTGTGGCTGCGGCCCCATTGCGCGACTGGCTTGCCGGTATCGGCAAAGCTTTGAAAGAGGATACGCCTGAGTTCGCTCGTTTGTATGAAAGACTGTTATCAACAGAGGTAGAAGAATGAGCCAAGGCAATACAAATCAAGAAGAAGAACAACAGGCCGAACTTCCAGCGATGCCCCCTATCGGGTCTATCGGTGGCGGTGGGTATTCGCTACTGCCCGATGTTCAATTACCACAACGTCGTGTCAAAGGCGTTTCTCAAACCCTTGGTCAACCAAACCAAAAAGACATTCTTCCATCAACCACCAGTGGTAACGAGTTCATTTATGTTGGTCAGAACCTTGTCAACAGTCAAGGTATTCTTGTGCGTGGGCAGTACACCGAAGATGAGGCGTATTCAGAACTAGCGAAGTTGCCGTTAGCAGAACGCCGTGCATTACAAAACCTTCTGTATTCAGTAGGCGCATACGGCAGTTCTAAGCCGTCACGCTCAGGTTTCAACTCATCTGACTTCTCCGCTATGCGCGAAGCGATGCTGTACGCCAACGCTAAAGGTGTAACACTTGATGTTGCTACAGCAATGATGGCATCAGAACTTGGTGGTGCAGGAGCCGGTGGCGGGCAACGTATCCGTACCACACCAAAACAGGATCTTCAAGCGGTGTTCCGCCAGGCATCTGGTCAAATCCTTGGCCGTCGTTTATCTGATGCTGAAGTTGAAAAGTTTGTGAAGGCATACAACCGTCAGGAAGTATCTGAGGCTATGGGTGGTGCTGCGGCTCCGTCGGTTCAGACTGCCGCCACACAAGCAGTTGAGGCTGCGGCTCCTGATGAGGCTGCGGCTATGGGGGCTTTACAGTTGACGAACATTATTGATTCCGCAATCAAGGAGCTTGGCTAATGTCTGAACAGGTTTTGAACACTAAACAGGATTATGCAAATCGTCTTTTGCGTTTGCAGGAACTTATCAATAGCAACGATAAATACATTGGTCAACAACCACAGTTTTCTTCTAGATACAACGAAGCGGTCAGTACACGTCAAAAACTGGTGAAAGACTATCTGCAAACCGTTGTTGACATGAGAACAAAATTTGGTGTTGTCGGTTCAGATTTCAAAGTTGTCAAAACTGTTCCCAAATCTTTGACCGACCTTTTGGATTTGGCTAATGGAAACAACATTGAAGATGTCGTTCAAATTGTTGTACCACAAGTTTTGTCTAAAAGGATTTCTCCTGCAACTGCTCAATCTGCTGGAAGTTGGGGCATTGCTGCTACCCCTGCACAAATCAAAGCAGTAAAACAAAAAGCAGTACAAGGACCCAAACTTTCTGAACCTGGTGCAGAAGTGGTTACTGGTCCTACAGGTACTACTGGACCAACAGAACCGACTACGGGAGGTGGAGGAACTGGTGGCGGTACAGACAAAACCAAGAAACCTGCACTCCCAAAGAATTGGGAAGCACAGTTCCGCCGTATGTTCCCCGAACAATCATGGCTACTTGACCTTGACAAAACCAAATACCCAAAACTGTTCTCACTCATCCAGCGCGGTATCTCCGATCGGATGTACGAAACCGCTGAAGGTCAGCAACGTTTCGCAGCAGAACTAAGAAACACTGATTTCTATGTCGAGTTGCGTAACACAGACAAGGTACGCCAAATCAAATCACTTGTTGGTGATCTTGGATTTGACTCCGTACCGTTCAACAAGTTCCTGACCACAGCATCCAACATGGGATGGGAAGGCGAAACCCTTCAACAAGAGGTCTATAAAGAAGCGTTCCGTAAGAACGAAACAGGCCAGTATGTCAACCCGACAGCCGTTACCCGCGCCAAAGCATCCAACAACTATCTTGCTATCGCCAACATCGGCAAAGCGTATTTCAGCCAGGTAGCAGACAGCACCGTTGAGAACGCCCTTACCGGTGGTATCACCAATGAAGATGTGCAACGTCAACAGCGTGAACTAGCCAAAACAAAGTACGGTCATTTGTCTAACTTGATTGAGCAAGGTTTGACTTTGCAGGAACTTTCTTCACCATTCCAACAGCAGGCTGCTTCCATCCTTGAACGCTCCACCGATTCGATTGACATGGGGCAAGCAATGTTTGAAGCGGCATACAACTATGGCGAGACAGGTCAGAAGCGGATGATGACATCGGGTGAGTGGGAAATTCTTCTCCGATCAGATGCGAAGTACGGTTGGGATAAAACCGAGAACGCTAAACGTGAAGCTCGCCAACTTGCCAGCAGTATCTCTCAAGCCTTTGGAAAGGTTATGTAATGGAAGACCAGTCAGCATTTGACATTCTTGTGAACACACTGAAGTTTTACGGGTTGGTGACAGATACCGATACCCGTCTTGTTGACGCAATCAGGACTGCATGGACAGGGAAAGTAATCGGCCCTGAATCCACTGTTGACGACATCGGTATTCAGTTGCGTGACAATCCTGTGTTTCAGGAACGATTCCCCGCAAACCAAGCACTCAAAGCAGCAGGCAAACCGCAGTACAGCGTCAGCCAATACCTTCGTCTTGAAGGCGACTACAAGCAAGCCCTTCAAAACGCTGGTATGCCCGCAGGGTTCTACGACCAACCACAAGACTTTCAGAACTTCATCGCCAACGATGTCTCTGTACAAGAAGTCGAGGCTCGCGCACAACTCGGATACCAAGCTGTCCGTCAAGCCCCACCCCAAGTAGTCGCTGAATTCCAACGTCTCTACGGAGTATCCGAAGGAGAACTGGCCGCCTACTTCATTGACCCTCAACGGATGCGACCCACCTTTGATCGTTACGAAGCAGAACGCCAAGCCCGTTCAGCCCAGATCGCTGCGGCTGGAACCACCCAAGCAGGGATGACAATAGGTAGAGCGCAAGCCGAAGAACTTGCCCGTGCCGGTATTTCAGGTGAGCAAGCACAAGCAGGGTTCCAAGCATTAGGCGAAAGTCAAGGACTGTTCCAAGCGCAGATGCAAGGTGAAGAAACCATCAGCCAAGAACAAGCTATTGCTGGAACATTCGGCACAAACGCTGAAGCACGTAAGGCAATCACAGATCGTCGCCGTCGCCGTCAAGCAGAGTTTGAAGCAGGCGGTTCATTCGCAACAAGCCAAGGTACACAAACAGGATTGACTACCATCGGCTAGGTCGTTGCGTAACATAAAAAGTTATGTAACAATAAACCCGATCCCGATGGGAGGACTTGCTAATCGCCCCCCGAATTAGCAACGAACATAATGGGGTGCAACAACCAAAGGAGCCACTGTTCTTCCTCCAAGACCAGTGCGGCCTTCAAACTCAGGAGAGTGCCATATGTCAAATTTTGACGATTATTCGGAAGAAGATTTCACGGAGCAAGAATCCTCAAACGGCGGAAACCCCGTTCGACAGAGGATGAAGCAACTGGAGAAAGACCTACGAGAAGCCCAAAAGCAACTCGCAGCATCCGCCGAAGTCCAAAAGAAGTTGGCATTTGTAGAAGCAGGTATTCCACTTGATTCTCCAATGTCGAAATACTTCATCAAGGGCTACGACGGTGAACTAACCCCAGAAGCAATTCGTGAAGCGGCTCAAGAGGCACAGTTGATTGCACCAATACAACAGGTCGCTGATACTGACAAGCAGGCTTGGCGCGAGACAAACAAAATCGCGGCAGGTTCAGAAGTTAGTCCAGCACCACCAGGGTGGATTCAACGCATCGAAGCCGCTAATTCAGAACAAGAAATCATGTCAATCTTTGCCGAGGCACAAGCCCAAGGTATTGATCTTGGGGATTTATAAAAACTTCAACCCTGTAAAGGAACCCCAAAATGGCTGATTATTACGCAGCAGAAACCGGTACAGCAAACCTGTCCGTTGACCAGACCGCCTTCGAGAAGCTCGCATACTTCGCTCTCCGTGACGAAATGTACTTCGACCAGTTCGCAGACGTTCAGGCCACCAACGCCACCAACCCTGGCGCAACTGTCACATTCACCATCTTCCAAGACATGGCTGCCGCTACAACGGCCCTTGGCGAAGCAGAAGACGTAACCCCTGTTGCTTTGAGCGACAGCCAAGTTTCTGTCACATTGAACGAGTACGGTAACGCAACGGTCACCACCGCCAAGCTCCGTGCAACCTCGTTCCTTCCTGTTGACCCAATCGCCGCTAACGCTGTTGGTTACAACGCTGGTTTGTCAATCGACACCATCGCCCGTAACGCAATCCAAGCTGGCACCAACGTCATCTACGCAACCGGTGGAGCAACCGATCCTTCAAGCCGTACAACCATCAACTCCGACGACGTTCTTACAGCGAACGACGTACGCCGTGTTGTTGCACAGCTTCGTAAGGCAAACGTTCCAACACTCAACGGTTCGTATGTCGGAATGATCCACCCTGACGTTTCCTACGACTTCCGTAGCGCAACAGACGCAGCAGCATGGCGTACCCCTGCTAACTACGTCAACCCACAGGGCATCTACACCGGTGAAATCGGAATGTTTGAAGGTGTTCGTTTCGTTGAGGCTCCACGCGCCCCATTGTTTGCGAACGCATCTGACAACTCAGGTTCCGCTGGAACGATTGACGTGTACGGCACATTGATCATGGGTCGCCAGGCTCTTGCTAAGGGTATCTCCCTTGGTGGCGAGTACGGCGCACAGCCTTCAATGGTGTACGGCACAGTGACCGACATCCTCAAGCGTTTCCGCCCAGTGGGTTGGAAGCACTTCGTTGGTTACGGCGTGTTCCGTCAGGAAGCTCTCCGTCGTATTGAGTCGGCTTCGTCGATTGGCACCAACGCCTAATTATTGACTGAACCCAGTTAGCGGAAGCCCCCTGTCAGAAATGGCGGGGGGCTTTTGCTTTGTGTTATTGTCTTTGCACCAACGAGTTTTTGGAGATTTGAAATGGCAGCAAAAAAGGCTCCTGCTAAGAAGATGGCACCTGCAAAGAAGTCAGCTCCGAAGAAGTCTGGCAATAGTGGCTCTGCTAACGCAGCAGAGAAGCGTGTTATGGATAGGAAAAAATCCAAACCAGTTGAGCCTGGCGATGCTTACTCTCCGTCAAAAACAGGAGATATGGGTAGGCAACGTGCTGCGGCTCGTATGAATAGGCCAGATCGAGAGTGGAATCGCATTGAGATGGACAGCCCAACAACAGGTGGGTACCTATATGACGAAAGCACAAAACGAAAAATGATTGCCAACTTTGCGTATGGTCCCGCAAAAAACAAAAAGAAGAAGTAACTTCTTTTATTCAACATGGCTACGTTCAGTCCCCCAACAGACAACTTTGTGTATTGGGCCGAAGACGGTGAAGAAGGAATCTTTTCGTATCTGAAGCCTGGTCGTCGCGGAAGAAACGTATTCAAACTGACCGACGGTTCCTTCACCGAGTATCAACCAATGGATCAGGACAGCATCGCCATCAC